CTCTTGAGTTGGCTGCGCTCCGACACAGCGCGAATCGTCCGTCACGCGCAGGGCATCCCGCCCCGCCGAGACGGAGACGACGATGACCACCACCATCCTCCCGCACGAGACCGCCGAAGGCCCGCAGCACCGCGCCGCCTGGCAGCAGCTTCTCGCCACCGCGCCGCGCAGCACGGACAGCGTGGGCCGCGCGATCATCCAGGTCTGCACCGCCAGCGACGGCCGCGGGATCTACGCCACAGTGGCATACGCCACCTGGCAGACTGAGAAGGAGGGGGGCTGATGCCCTCCGAACGCCGCTGGATCATCCTGGCGCAGGACGGCCGGCACGTGACGATGGGCCGCGCCGCTCCGCCCAGCGAGGCAGAGGTCGAAACCGCCGCCGCGGCACTTGCTGCTCAGGGGCTGGCAGGATGGCTCGCCACGCTGGACGGAAACTACTGGTCGCGCCGCCGCGTGGCGCTCGCGCCGGTGCAGATGCTCGGCGACGGCGCCACGCTGGACTGGTCCGCCGCCATCACCGCCTTTGAAGCCGCCCGCCAGCGCGCCCTTCGTCCCCTCTGAGAAGGCCGGCATCGCCATCACGCGCGGCGGGAGGTCGCCGCCATGCCGGAACTGACCGCCTCCACGCGCGACGGCACGCCCTTCGCCCGGCTGAAGGTCGCGCAGCTCGCCCTGAAGGTCGAGGCGCAGCGGCTTTCGCTCGACGAGACCAAGCGCCGGCTGCTCGACGTCACCGAGGCCAATGCCGCGCTCGATGAAATCGGCAGCACCATGCGCGATGCACTGCTGAACTGGCCGGCTCGCGTCTCAGGCCTGATCGCCGCCGAGATCAGCGTCGAGCCTTCGGCGTCGACAACCAGTGGTATCGACCCGCATCTGCTGCAGACCATCCTGCAAAGCCACATCAACGACCTGCTGACGGAGGCGGCCGATCGCTTCGATCCAGCAGGCCTCGGAGGGGACCGGTCTTCGCAGCCGTGAGCATGTGCGCCGGCGTGTCGGCGCCATGCTCCGGCCGCCGCCGCAGCTCACCGTCTCGGAATGGGCCGAGCGCCACCGCATGCTCGGCAGCCGCGCCTCGGCCGAACCCGGACCGTGGCGGACCAGCCGCACGCCGTATCTGAAGGATGTGATGGACGCGCTGTCGGCGGTGCATCCCGCCCGGCGCGTCGTGTTCATGAAGGGCGCGCAGGTCGGGGCGACCGAAAGCGGCAATAACTGGCTCGGCTACATCATGCACCATGTGCCAGCACCCGCGCTGGCGGTGCAGCCGACCGTGGAACTGGCCAAGCGCTTCTCGCGCCAGCGCATCGACCCGCTGCTGGAGGAAACACCCGCACTGCGGGAGCGGGTTGCGCCGGCGCGGGCCCGCGACAGCGGCAACACTATGCTGTCGAAGGAATTCCCCGGCGGCATCCTGGTGCTGACAGGCGCCAACAGCGCCGTCGGCCTGCGCTCCATGACGGCGCGGTTCCTGTTTCTCGACGAGGTGGACGCCTATCCCGGCGACGTCGCCGGTGAAGGTGACCCCATTGCCCTGGCCGAGGCCCGCGCCCGCACCTTCGGCTGGCGGCGCAAGGCCTTCCTGGTCTCGACACCCACTATCGCCGGCCGCAGCCGGATTGAGCGGGAGTATCTCGCCTCCGACCAGCGGCGCTTCTTTGTGCCGTGCACGGTGTGCGGGGAGATGCAGTGGCTGCGGTTCGAGCGGCTGATCTGGGAGAAGGGTGCGCCGGAGACGGCACGGTATCATTGCGATGCCTGCGACCATGCCATGCAGGAGCACGACAAGACCGCCATGCTCGGCGGCGGCGAATGGCGCGCGACGGCAGAGGGGCAGGATCCGCATACCATCGGCTTCCATATCTCGGCGCTCTACTCCCCGGTGGGGTGGCTCTCCTGGGAGCAGATCGCCCGCGATTGGGAGGCGGCCCTGGGCAAGCCCGAGGACATCAAGACTTTTCGGAACACGGTCCTCGGCGAGACCTGGCAGGAGCAGGGCGAGGCACCGGATTGGGAGCGCCTGGTCGAGCGGCGCGAGGATTTCGCCATGGGTGTCGTCCCGCCCGGTGCACTGGTCCTCACCGCGGGCGTCGACGTGCAGGACGATCGCCTGGAATGCGACGTCTGGGGCTGGGCGGAGGGCTTCTCGTCCTGGCTCGTGGACCATGTGGTGATCCCCGGCAGCCCGCGCGACAGGGAGCCCTGGGACGAACTGGCGAAGCTCCTGGCGCGCGACTGGCCGCGCCAGGGTGGCGGCGCCATGCGCATCGCCCGGCTCTGCGTCGACACCGGCGGCCGGGACACCGCCGCCGTCTATGGCCATCTGCGGCGCCTGCGGGATCCGCGCATCGCCCCGACCAAGGGCGTCGAGGGCTGGAACCGGGCGCAGCCGGTGCAGGGGCCGTCGTCGGTGGATGCGCTGGTGAACGGCCAGAAGCTCCGCCGCGGGCTGAAGCTCTGGACCGTCTCGGTCTCGACCTGGAAGGCCGATCTCTATCGCCGGCTCTGGCTCGGCCGCGGCGACGCGGAGGAGCTGCCGCCCGGCTGGGTGCATCTGCCGCGCGCGGTCGAGGTGGAGTGGGTCAAGCAGCTGGTCGCCGAGCAGCTGCGCACGACGAAGGACCGCCGCGGCTTCGCGCGGCAGGAATGGGCCAAGCTGCGGGAGCGGAACGAGGCGCTGGACTGCGCGGTGCTCGCCCGCGCGGCGCTCTGGCTGCTCGGCGCCGATCGTTATGGCGAGCATTTCTGGGCGCGGCTGCGGGATGAGGCGGCGGATGCGCCGCTGCGGCCGAGCGAAGTTCCCGCCGGCGGGAATGTCGCTGACCCATTGCCGCCATCGCAGGCCGCGCCTGCACCGCCATCCGACAGCCAGCGTCCGCGGGGCTGGCTCACGCCGCGCAGTGGCTGGCTTCGCTGAAGGAGGACGAGCATGGACCCGACCGTCCTCGCCTGGGCGCTGGCGCAGTCTGCCGGCGCCCGCGCCGCCGTCCTGGCCGCCGCCTTCACCGGCGGCACCACGCGCGTGACCTTCGACGGCCGCACAGTGGAATACCGCTCGCTGGATGAGCTTGGCCGCGCCCTGTCTGTGCTCCATGCCGCCGAGAACAGCGCCGCGCGCCGGCCCAACGTCACCTTCGCCAGCTTCTCGCGTGAGGGCATTAGGTGATGGGCCGCTTTCGAGATGCCTGGAACGTTCTGCGCGGCGACAAGGCTGAGCAGGAAAGCCTTCGCGATGCCTGGCACGCGCTCCGTGGATATGCCGCCGCGCAGGACAGCCGCGCCTCGAGCTGGTCGGTCTCCGGCGGCAGCGCCACCGCCGAGGTCGGTGCCGCCGCGCCCACTGTGGCACGCCGTGCTCGCGACGCCGTTCGCAACGACCCGTATGCCGCCCGCATCGTGGATCTGTGGACCGGCAACGCGGTCGGCGCCGGCATCACCACCCGCTGGCCGGACAAGCCTCATGCCGAGGCCTGGCGCCGCTGGTCCGACAGCACGGCCTGCGACGCCGAGGGGCGCCTCGACCTCTATGGCCTGCAGGCGCTGGTCATGCGCGCCGTCGTCGAGAGCGGCGAATGCTTCGTGCGACTGCTGCCGACCGACATCACGCCGACGAATCCCATCGGGCTCCGCCTCCAGGTGCTGGAGAGCGACCATCTCGACACGGCGCGTCAGGGCGTCATCGAAGGTATCCCCACCCTTCAGGGCATCGGCCTGGGCGAAGTCGGCGAGCCGGTCGGCTATTGGCTCCACCGCGTGCATCCCGGCGCGTCCTGGGTGCTGCCGGGCGGCGCCACTTGGCTCAGCAGCCAGCGCGTGCCCGCCCGCGACGTGCTGCACATCTACCGCAAGCGCCGCCCCGGCCAGCTGCGCGACGTGTCCTGGCTGGCGCCGGTGCTGACCCGACTGCGCGATCTCGGCGACTACGAGGCCGCGCTGCTCATGAAGGCCAAGATCGAGGCCTGCCTCGCAGCGGTCGTGTCCGAGGATGGTGACGAGGCCATGACCGGCCCGGCGTCGGGCCTGCTGCGCGACGCACAGGGCCGCACGGTCGAGAGCTTCGAGCCCGGCATGATCCTGTATCGCCGCGGCATGGGCAGCGTGGAGGTGGTGAACCCCTCCGGCGGTGGCAGCCACGCGGCGTTTGCCCGTCGCGCGCTGGAGGCGTCGGCCGTCGGTGCCGGCCTGACCTACGACCAGGTCGCCGGCGATCTGAGCCAGGCGAACTACTCCAGCCTGCGGGCCGGCAAGATCGAGTTCCGCCGGCTCTGCGAGCAGGTCCAGTACGGCATGCTGATCCCGATGCTGGTGCGCCCCATCGCCGACCGCTTCCACGCCCAGGGCGCACTGCTCGGGCTCTGGGGCGCCGAGGTGCCCGATGGCCTGTCGCACGTCCCGCCCGCGCACGAGATGATCGACCCGCTCAAGGACACCACGGCGCTGATCGCGCAGGTCCGCGCCGGCTTCGTGCCGCAGCCGGAGGCGGTGGGCGCCTTCGGCTACGACTTCCGCCAGGTGGTCGAGATGATCCGCGAGGCCAACGCCCTGCTCGACGAGGCGGGGCTCTCGCTCGACAGCGATCCACGGCGCGTCGCCAAGTCCGGCGCCGCCCAGGATGCCGCGCAACTCGCCGCCATCGAGATCGCCGCCACAGGCGCCGCCAGCCCGCGCGCCGAGCCGCCCACCACTCCCCCAGGAGCTTCCCCATGATCCCAGGCGGCTATGACTGGGCCGACGACATGCTGCGGGTCAAAAGCATGCGCCGGCGCTTCCGCGACAATTTTGGCGGCGACGCCATCAACCCGACCCGCTGGGAGGTGTTCTCCACCGGCAGCGGCATGACGCTGACCGTGGCGAACGGCAGCGCGCAGATCTCCACCGGCACCACGCTGGATGACGAGCTGGTGCTGCTCAGCCGGCAGAGCTTCATGCTGCCGCTGCGCGCGATGGTGGCGCTGAACCTCAGCCAGCGCATCGCCGGCCAGACCGTCTGGCTGGAACTGGTCAGCGTCACGCCCGAGACCAGCCAGCCCGACGAGCGCAACATCGTCGCCTGGCGCCTCGATGGCATCAGCGCCACGCTGGCCAATTACGAGGTCGGCAGCGACGGCGCGCCGCGGCTCGGCACCGCCTCGGGCGTCACCATCCCCACCACGGCCCCGGCCGGCTGGTCGGTGCTGGAGCTCGAGCCCAACAGCGACGAATGCTACTTCCACGGCCGCGCGCTGGACGGCACCGGCCTGCGCGCCAATTCCTACGCGCGCCAGCAGCAGCTGCCCGACCCTGCCGCGCTCTACCGCTTTCGGGTGCGCGTGCGGAACCGGCAGGTGTTTCACGGCATCTCGGCGGTGGCGAACAATGGCGGCGGGCTGGTGCGCATCACCCGCGCCGCACATGGCTACGCGACATCTGACTCCGTGACGGTGGCCAATGTCGCCGGCGTGCCGGGGGCAAACGGCACCTTCACCATCACGGTGATCGACGCGAACAACTTCGACCTCATCGGCTCCACCTTCACCGGGGCCTATGTGAACACCGGCTGGGCGACGATCAGCCGCAACCTGGCGCCGGCGTCGAACACCGATCTGCGGCTGCAATTCGTCTCGATCTCCGACTATGCCGAGCTCACCACGGCCATCACCGCCGGTCGCGCCAATGCCGTCGCCGGCCAGGGGATCGGCGTGAATGTGCTCAGCGCCGCGGCCCCCGCGCTCAGCGTGATGGGCGGCCAGGCGCGCAACACGGTCGGCGCCGTGCCGGTGCTGGCGGCGACGGGGTATTCCGCCAATCCGGTGGGGGTCGTCACGGCGCGCGGTGTCGATCTGCTGGCGACGATCATCGGCGCGCTGGTTACCAAGCCCTACGCCATCCCCGAGGCGGACTGGACCTATGCGGGGCCGCTGGCCGGCATCGCCACCGGCAGCGACACCGTGGTGCAGGCCGCGGGTGGCGCCGGCATTCGCCGCTACGTGACGGGAATGCAGGTGCAGAACGCCAGCGCCACGGCCACGGAGTTCCAGATCCGCGACGGAACCACGCCGGTCTGGCGCGCGCTGCTGCCGGCCAATCTTGGCCCCACCAACATCGACTTCCCGACGCCGCTGCGCAGCACGGCCAATGCCGCGCTGAACATCCAGGCGGTGACCGCCGGGGCGGTGGTGATCGCCAACCTCCAGGGCTTCACGGCGCCCTGAGCCCAGGATTTTCGCACATGACAGAACCGATCGAACTGGGCGGAGATATCCCCGCGCCGGATCGAATGCCCGACGCTGGGCAGTCGGTCGTGGCCTGCCGCGCGCTGGCAGCGCCCGCCACCGTCAATCGCGCGGCGCGCACGGTGGAGGTGGTCTGGAGCACCGGCGCCCGCGCCCGCAACTTCGTGCCGCCGCTCGGCCCCATCATCGAGGAACTCGACATGCGGCCCGAGGCGGTGCGCATGGACGCGCTGCGCTCCGGGCGCGCGCCGGTGCTCGACACCCACCGCCGCGCCGGCGCGCGTGATGTGCTCGGCCGCGTCACCGCCGCCCGGCTCGAGGCCGGCCGCGGCTACGCCACCCTGCAATTCAGCGGCGCCGATGACGTGGAGCCAGTCTGGCAGCGCGTCGCGGATGGCACGCTGCAGTCTGTCAGCGTCGGCTACCGCGTCCATCGCTACGAGCCGCGACCGGATGCCGCCACCGGCCAGACCATCCACCGCGCCGTGGATTGGGAGCCCTACGAGATCTCGATCGTGCCCGTCCCGGTGGATGGCTTGGCCGTGATCCGTGGCGAGGAGCCGCAGGGCGCTCCCGCCACCGCCATCGAACCCGCCCTGACCGAGGAACCCACCATGACCGAGACGACGCCGGAGACCCCGGCTGCCCCTTCGGCGCCGCCCGCTGCGTCGCCGCCCACCATCCCGCACCAGGAGACCACCGTGACCACCACCGCCCCGCCGGAACCCATCCGCGCCGCGCCGCCGGCGCCGGACCTGGACGCCATCCGTGCCGAGGCGGAACGCGCCGCGGTCGAGCGCATCGCCGCCTATGAGCCGATGCTCGCCGCGGCCCGCGGCCTCGTCACCGCCGACATGCTCGACGCCATGCGCGAGGCCGCCATCCGCGACCGGGTCTCGCCGGAGGTGCTGCGCGGCCGGCTGTGGGACGCCTTCGCCAGCCAGGGCCCGCGCCCCTCCCTGCCGGCGCGGCCGGAGACCGGCCCGGGCAACGACGACCCGGCGCAACTCCTCGACGCCATGGCCGAGGCGCTCGCGGCGCGTTCGATGGCGGGCTACCAGCCGCCCGCGACCGGCCGCCACGTCGAGTTCATGGGCTGGCGCCCCTCCGACATGATCGGCCATCTGCTCCGCGCCAAGGGTGATCCCAACCCACCGCGCAACCCGACCATCCTGGCCGAGCGCGCCTTCCACACCACCAGCGACTTCCCGGCGCTGCTCTCGGCCGCGGCCAACAAGATGCTGCTCGCGGCCTATGCCC